CATGGTGCCGGAGAGCATGTCCGCGCCCATCCACTTTTGCGCCTGCGTCTGCCCGGTAAAGGGCGAGACGTTCAGCGCAACCGCGTCGGTAGCCTTGAACTCCACCGAGCGCAGCCCAGGCTTCGCCGGCAGGGCAACCAGCGTAACCGGCTGCCCGCCCACTGTAATCGTACTTATGGACACAACAATACCTCAATTCTTTACTTGACACATTGCAGCAATGCGGCGTAGCGTCTCAGGTGTACACGTTGCAGCAAAGTACACAGGAGAGATTCCAATGCCAGCCAACCTGACCAACCTCTTACCCGCCGTTATCTCTGCCGCACTCCAACTGCTCGCCGCCGCAGCAATCCTTATCGCCGCAGTCCTCTGCAGCATCGCCTGGCTGAAACTCAAGAAGCGGTAGAATTCCCCGATGGGGAGAAAGAAGAATCCGTTGAGCGCATTCAGCGATGCCGAAATCTTTCACGAAGCCGCCAAGCGCATGCGCGCCAGACAGGCCGAACCTCCCCGCGCCCGCGTCATGCGTCCTTGCCCCAAATGCGGCATAGAATTCAGCGCCCGCGAACTCCGCGTCCATAAACCAAAGTGCGAGGGCAAGAAATGAACCCTGAACTTGTCTACAAGGCTATCGATCTCTTCGTCCGCGGCAAGATCACCCTCGGCGAAGCATGGCAGATCGCAAACCCGGACAGCACCGGTCCAATGCCGCCGGAAATACAGTGGAAGATTCTGCTCGCCGTCTTGGAGTTCACCGCACGGCAGTCTCCATATCGTGCTTCAACTTCGCGAGCTGATCATCGTATTGCGGCATAATGCCAATCTTACCTCGCACCTGATGGCAGGCGCAATTTACCCATTTGCGCTTCTAGTTGCGAATATCCCATCACCGCATACCCGGCGGACGCCGCTGCTTGCCAGCGTCAAAGGCCTGTATCGTCATGGCCGCAATCCCTGGAGTCCGCTGGGATACCACGCGATGCATCGCAGCCTCAAAGGCGGCAGGGTCTGTCGCGCCGCGATTGTCATAATAGTGATTCTCGGTATAAGTAGCGCCGCGTCCGAGCTTGCTATTCGGCGTCACGCTCGAGCCCTTGGGCAGGTTCAGTATCTCGGGGCCACGCTCGCCCACCATCGCCACGCCGCCGCCAAAGTTGTCGACGCCGTCCGCGAAGCCGGGGATCAGCATATGCATCGCCAGCCCCGCCGCGCCGGACAGAAATCCGCCACCGCCCGACGACGAATCGCCGCCGCTCGAACCGCCGGACATCTTTGCCATGTCACTCAGGCTGCCCATGCCGTCGGTCATGCCCGGAATCTTGGGCAATCCAGAGCCGCCCGCACCAGCCATCTGCACCCACAACGCATTCGCCGCGCTCGACCCATCCTTCTTCCCGCCGAGCCCGAGCCTATCCTGTAGACCCTTCGGAAACAGTTGCAGCAGCTTACCCTCTGTGCCCTTCAGCGTGTTCTCTGCGACGTTCGAGAAGATCTCATGCCCTGCCTGCCCAAAGACGTGCTCCCCGCGCGTCTGGCTGCGCGGCTCGGTCAGCATCTTCAGAATCGCCGAGTTGGTGCTATTGAACGCCCCGGAGGCGATACCCTTCATCGCCTCACGCGCATTGGTCGCCGCGAGCGAGAACTCCTGCAGCGCCTCGGTCGCGCCATGCACGGCAGAGCGGTCCGCGTCCTGCACCGCGTAGGAGTCCTGCTGGATCTGGATTTGCCGCCCGCCCTGCAGCTCCGCGATCCGCTTAGTCAGCTCGTCAATCTTCTTCTGCTGATCGACGTCGTTATTCGAAAGCAGAGGGTTGGTCTCGAAATTCTTTTTCTCCGCCTCCGGCCGCGCCAGCTCCGCGCCGTAGCTGCGCGTATGCACCGCAGCCAACTTCAGTGCCGCGACCTCCTGCGTCAGCCCGTCGCGCATCATCTGCCGGATCGCCATCTCCTCCAGTTGCGCCGCCGTCTTCTGCTCGATCGCGTAAAGCTCATAATTCGTGTCGTAGCGATCCTGTTGTGTCCGGGCATTGTCCCGCGCCATTCCGGTGGTCACCTTCGACATATCCGGAGGCAACTCTGCGCTGCTGCGAAGCTGCTCTTCTTTGAAGCGCTTGATCTTCTCGCTCGCGGACTTCGCGCCCTGCTCCGCCAGTTGCGCTTGCTTGGCAACAATCGCGTTGTATTCGTCGGACCCGGCCGCGAAGGCGCTCTTCTTGACCTCCCAGAAGTCGAAGGCGGCCTTATTCGAAACGTTGTAGAGCAACTCTTCCTGGTGCAGCTCCGCCTCGAAGCCCTTCAGCCGCTTCTGCGCTTCCTTATCCGCGCCGCCAGTCAGATCACCAATGCCCTTGAAACGATCCTCGCCCGGCCGCTTTGGCGGACCGCCGACGATCTCGCCGCCCATCCCCGCCAGTCCGGTTTTTCCAACACCCTCAACCATCCGCTGCGTATTGCCGTGATCAGGGCCAAAGGCAATATCATGCATCGCCTGCGCTTTATCAAGGAGCCGGTTCGCCGCAGCGGTATCCCTGCGTCCGGCTTCCGTAAGCCCCGAACCTTCGCTAGCGGCAAATAGTATCTCCGCTGCCGCCGCAGCCGAATAGATTATGTCCGCAAGACCCGCGAAGGTTTTACCAAGGGTCTTACCTAGATCATTCATGCTGTCCATCGAACCCTTGCCACCCTCGATAACATCGATCATCTGCCCCAACGCGGGCGTGAATCCCTCCGCCAGCGCGACCTTGGCGCCGTCGATGTGCTCTTCCATGCCCTTGAGTTTTTGGTTCACGGCTTCGAGCTTTTCAGCACTGAGCTCATCCATGTAACGCCCAGCGTCCTTCGTTTTCTTCATATACTCGTCCCAATGGAGGCCCAACTCCATCAAATCGTGGACCTCTTTGGTTCCGGCCTTACCCAGCAGCCCCTTCGCCAATTCAAGACGACGTGCTGGGAGCTCGGTCGCAGACATCGCCTCGGCGACCCGCTTCAAAGCAACCTCAACTCCATTCTGGCTATTCGCCAGCTCCTTTGCGTTCAAGCCGAGACTCTTCAACAATGCTGCGGCTTTCTTATCGTTCCCATCGGCAGCATTGCCGATTGCGGCTCCCATCTTGGCCGCCGAACTTGCCAGCGCGTCAAAATCACCGCCGGTTACCTTAGCAGCGTAGTGCATCACAGAGAGCGTTCCAATCGCAATCCCCGTGTTATCGCTCGTGCGCTTCATCGCCTCGCCGAATTCGAGCGTCTCCGTCACCGCGCTCTTTAATTCAGAGAGAGCGCCAGCGGCGCTGGCGAAGGCGGCGAGCGCAGGTATGTTACCCGCAAACGATCCGGCAGCACTCAGGCCTCCGCCAAAGTGTTCGCGCAGGGTCGCCCACTCATGCCCCTCACCCTTCATCGCCGCGATGTGGACTTCACTCGCTTTCGCAGTCAGCAATTTGGCCGCAGTGAGCCGCTGATACGCGGCGGCGGCGGCCGTGGTTCCTGTTGCCTCGTCGATCGCGCCCTTGCGTAGCAGTGCCTGAAGCTTGCCATACTCCGAGGCGGCTACCCGTTCCTTCTCCCGCGCCTGGATAATCTTTACGCTCTCCGACTTCACCGTATCGCCTGCGAACTTGGCAGCCAGCGCCGTCGCCTTCGCGGCGTCCGCATTTGCCTTGCCGGTCTCCCGCGCGGTCGCGCCCACATCGGTCAGCGCCTTGATCGCCCGCGAGCCATCCGCGTTGATGATGATTTCTACCTTATTCGCCACTAACCACCTCTAAATTCTCCGCATTGAACGTCTCGATCATTGCAGCCTCTGCCGCGCCTTGCGCCGACTCGAATGTCGGCCGCACAAACGGATGCTCCGGGACATCTTCGCCCGCGACGCCTGATCCCTTCGTCTTCCCATTGCCCAGCAGCGTCAGCGAGCCGCCGTGAATCTCGCGGTGACCATACTCCACTTCCGTCGACACCCGCACTAACTTGCTCCCGCGTGGCCCGATGTGCGCCTCCACCGGATCAGCATTCTTCGGAATCAGTATCCGAATCCCGTCCTTGATCGCGCGGGGCTCCAATGCATCGCTACCTGCATTCTTTTTCGCGAGCACCGGAGCGCGTTCGATCATCTCTCTCTTGAAAACTTCCGCTCCCGCGCGAACCATCTTCCGCACCGCCGGACCCTTCACATTGCGCGCGGCGGCCTCCATCGTCTTTGCCAGAGCGTCAAACCCGCGAAAGTCGAACTCAAGGCCATCCATCCACATCTCCGGGCAACAGAAAAGCCGCCCGCAGGCGGCTCTCAAAAAAATCATAGAACTGTTGGTCAATCTAGCGGACTTGGGCGAGTTTCCAGCATCCTAATCCGACCGTCATAATCAGCGCGCCGTTCCACCGTCAACTTCAGAGACTGACTAGCCGGATTATTAGATTGCCTAAGCTCACCATGTATTTCGCTGGTCAACCAATCGGCCGACCGATCCTGCCACTCCGCGCCGAATGCATTCTGCATCGCCATGGTGCGCTGCTTGGGAAGGACTTTTGTCCGTCCATTGACATCACTAACCACGTCCTCAAACGCATCCAGCCTAAAGGTAACCTCAATCTTACTTAGTACTCCTTGGGTGAAAAACCATCGGGTAGATGCAAAATTAGCCAACGGATGGAGTGCCCTCTGAAATTCCGGGTCGCTGTCGTAGAATATCTCGTCCCGAGCGCTGAACAGACCCTTTACCTTATCGCAATGCCTGTCGGCACGGATGCTGTCCAACACAATCTGATAGAGATTACTGTTGGCGAGCTGCAGTTGGACGTTTTTCTCGTTAGGGTGCTTGGAGGGCGTCACCTGTGCCGGTAAATATCTCGAATCCTTCAGAACCCAAGCATCCGGATTATCTGAAATCGATTTACATTCGGAAACCCGCTCACGCAGTCCAGGATCGTCGGCCAGAAACTGATCAATATGCTCACCCACCCAATGGTTGTGGATACTAAAATGATCTTGCGCTGAGACAGAAAAGGGAACCCAATAACACAATAACCAAGCGCCCATCGTTCTTATTTTCATGCCCGGAAGTCTATCAAACTCAAGACCTGTTCGGCAAACTATTCATAATGCTGCGGTACTGGTCCGCGATCGCCTGGCGGCTGCGGCTGCGCGATTTGGGTTTCTCGCTCTGTTTCCGCCACTCCGACGGCATGAAGTCTTTGGCCGCCATCGGCTCCTTGAATTGGACAAATCCGCAGGCCCGCACCATGGCGACCATCTGCGCGCCCATAATCTCTGTCATGGACTGTTCGCGCACCAACTTCTCGTAGCCCTTCTTTTGCAGCGCCGCGAAGTAACGTGGGGTGATGCCGAGGAACGCCTCCAGATCCATGCCCAGGTCAATATGGGCGATCGCAGCAAGCTGCTCGCCATAATCGAAATACTCAGCCCGCCCTAGCTCTGGACGGGCTCCGGAGGGTTTTTCTCACCCTCGGCGCGCTTGGGAAAGCTCGCGAGCCACCCATCGGCAATCTTGTCCCGCACCTCGAAGATGGTGTCCCAGTCCAGCAGGTCGACAACATCCTCGAAGCTCAGCTCGGGGTGGAAGGTCGCCAGCGCCGCAGCCAGGACAATCGGAACATTCTCGAAGCTCAGCGAAGGCATCGTCCACAGCAGTCTCGAATCCACCCCCTGGCGCCGCAAACCGGCATCAGCCTTCAAGATCGCGCGGAAGGTGAAGCACATCTTGTAGGTTTTGCCGAGGATTTCGATCTCGGTGAACGGCAGGGTGGGGTCGATCTTCTCGAGACGGGTTACATCTTCCGTCTCCCATCGCGGTTTCTTAGCTGTCTTCATAAAGCCTTTCAATTCGGGAATAAAGGAGAGTGGGCGGCTCAGTTCTAGCTTCGAGCGTGACGCAACGCGGACCCTTGATGGTCCGCGCAGAAATAGACCCTCGTTCCGCGCTCAAACTGTCTGTCCAGCAGCGAGGCGGCCGGATGTCGCCACCACGGAACCTCTCTCAACTCCCAAATAGAGTTGATCGCAGGCTGGGTGCATCCAGTCCCATCGCATTGGTGGGTTACCTCAACGTTAGGCGCATGTTTTTGGCAGTAAGATCCTGCTTCGACAGATGGGTCGCTGTTTACTACGTCTACGGTTGCATGTTCTCCGCAGACTTTACAGGGGAATTCTTCGATATTCATCATTGGGCACTCATCGAGCAAAACAATAGGAAAAGGAGAGTGGGCGGCGCAGCATCACGCCGCCCATGGCAGGGGAGTACCTAGCTTCCGGCGACGATGGTGCGAGGTCCGGTGATCTGCAAATCGACCTCGACGGGGATCGACTTGTTGGTTTCGACTGGCCCATACGACGCGCCCATCACCAGCGCATCCCAGGTCTCGATGTCGCCCACGACGGTCTGCCCGATCTTCGTGTTCTTGGGCAGCGTCACCTGGAACATGTACGCATTGTCGCCGTCGTTGAAGGCCGCGATCAGTGCGAGCTGGCCCACGTCGTTACCGACACGGTTGCCGCTGAACTTCGGCGCGCCATTGTCGCGCATCAGCTTCAGGTATTCCTTGTCGGTCAAGGAATTGAAGTTGCTGGTATCTTCCTTGTCGAACATCGCCTTGCCGGGATCGCTCGTCTTCAATTCGAAGATCGGGACATAGCCGACGGCGAAGGTAAGCGCAATCAGCGACCCGGATGCAGTGGCGTTGGCTGAAATGGTGATGCTGGTCGCGGGCACGATGGAGAGGACGGTTGCGCCCAACGGGATCCCAGTTCCGGTGACGGACATGCCGGCGGTGATCCCGACAGTGCTGCTCATTACCGTGATGACGGCGCTGGCCGATGTGGTGGTGCCGGTGAGGCCGGTGGGAGCTACGGACCCGGAAATAGGTCCGATTGCGAAGACGGTTCCCCGCCCAGCCTGCGCCTTGCTGCGTGTATATGCCATTTTGACTCTCCTGTGAAACTAGATTGCCCGCGCAAGCAGCCCGGGGTTACAACTAAAAATCGAAGTAGAAATAGAACTCCACCATGCAGCGAAACCGCCGCGGAGCCTGCTCGTAGAAATCCAACTTCTGAATAAACTCCACGTTCTGCAGCACCGTGCCGTCCGCCAGCACGCCCCCGTACCCATTCAAGAACTCCAGCAACGCCTCGCGGCCCTGGTCGGCCTGCAGATAGGTGTCTGCATACGAATTCAGTTCAATGCGCTCCCGCTGGAATCCGGAGGTGTCGAAAGTAGGCTCGCTGGATCCGCCGATGACTTTGTAAGTCAGCGCCGGCATGGTCTGCGCAATGGTCAGCTCCACCGGCTCTATCCGGTCGCCGAAGATACCCGCAAGCGTCGATTCACTCGCCAGCAGGCCATAGATTCCGGTCGCATCCATTACGACACCCCATCCAGCACCATGCAGTAGAGATCAAGACGGATGCGCCGCTGCTGCACGTCGTCGATATAAAGAATCTTGAAATTCGTGCCGGCGAACTGGACTTGCCAGCTATCGGTAACCCCGGCGCGGTAGCGCATGGAGATCTTGTGCGTAGCCTCCGCAACAAACGTCGCACCGCCAAACTGATTCTTGCCCGAAACAAACTCCACTGATGCCCACGCCGTATCTCCCGAGACCAGCGGCAGAGGCCCGCCGGCAGCGTCCTTGCCCGCCTGCGGCACCAGAAACGTCACCTGGTGGCGCAGCTCGCCTGCGTTGATTACCAGCGGATCAAGATGCCTGCCGTGGAGCACCTAGCGCGACCTTTCCAGTGCGCCATAACTCAGGCATGAGGTGACAGCGAAGGGCATCTCGGCGTCATTCCGCGCGCCGGGAGTGAAGGGAAGCCGGTTTTCATACCAGGAGCTGATCAACAGGAGCATGCCGATCTTCACCCGCGCGCCCGATCCGAGCCAGAATGGATCGTCCGGCGCATAGCCGGAGGTGAAGCGAACCATAATCGCCGACGAGGGAAACGGCGTAAACGCAGGCCAGGAGCGGTTCCACGGCGGCGTGACGACGGCCGGCTCCTTTTTCAGATCGATGACGTAATCGGTTGTCACCTGCATCGCCGTCTCATGGCCGGCGAGGTCGGTATATTGCACCAGATCGACCGAGGCGCAGGGAGCGCGCAAGCGCAGCCGGTATGCCGGCCAGTAGTCATAGCTCAGGTCCCACTGCTTGCTGACCAGGTCGCGATTCTGAAGAATCTCCGCCTGCTCCCGGGCCGCAGAGATCAACCCCTCCAGCAGCGCATCGTCAAGCGTAAAGCCAGCGTCGAGACGCAGGTAGTTCTTTACCTCCGCGAGCAGCATCGGCTCAATAAACGTCTGCGCAGGGCTGGTCGCCGTAAGGCGCAGCGTCCCGTATGAGTCGAAACTGGAATCGTAGGGCGAGACATACAGATAGCCGTAGGGATAGTTCATTGAGCTTTTTCCTTCGTCTCGCTGGGTGCGACAACCTTGGTCTCGCGAGAGTCAGCGGGAGCGGGTTTCGGCGTAAACGGTCGGCGCACTTTCGACTTCATGGCTGGAATCCTTCAAAGGGCGCGGGAGCCTCCGAAGAGACTCCCGCCCGGTGGAAACAACCGTTGCTGCAGTTTGATCTTTTACGCCGCGAAGAGCGGCGTCCAAGACGGCACGAAGTGCTTAGCTGAAGGTTCCGGACACGAAGGCGTTCGGACGCTTCACGATCAGCGCCGCACGCTTCTCCGCACGGACCGCAACCAGGTTCTTCTGGAAGAAGTCCGCATGCTCGGTCGAGATCTCGACCTGCATTTCCATGCGGTCGCGGATCTCGGCGCCAGGTGCGGCACCGGTTCCCACAAGGAAGGATCCCGTCGGAATCGTGGTGGTCGAAACCACGTCGAGATTCCAGATCGAAGGCCGTACCGCAGCCTGAGGGTCGCCCAGGATGTAGCGGCCATACGAGTCCTTGGTCAGGCGGATCGCCCACCAGTCCATCGTGTTGAGCACGATGAAGGTCGGATCGAGTTCCTTCGAGCGCGCAATCTGACTGATCGCATGCCCGAGCTGGTCAATCTTGTTGTCGCCGCCGACGTTCAGCGTGGTGTCGTAGGC